CCGTAGTAGTCATGTCTACCGCAGACATCACATCAGTGACGCCGGCGGCGGCGGCTTTCATTCCTTGCGTTAAGATTTCTGTCGCTTCAGCGCCATAGAACGTCGCGCTGTAGATCTGATACATGGCCTTCGTTCCAGCAGCGGCCATCACGTTGTAGTCGTAGGAAAGGCCTCGTATTTCTTCTCCGAGGTCTTCAATCCCTTGAGCAGATAGGTCGGTTAGAGTCCATACTTGGTAGAGTTCTTTGTTGAATTCGCGCTGGGCTTCAACTGCTCCACCTGCAATCCCAATCGTTTTCTGAACAGCCATAAACGCAGCCATGATTGGAAGGGCTGACTTCATAATACCCATCATGCCCTTCATCGACATGGATGTAGCTTGATAGCTTGCTGCCATTTGTCTGTTTGACGCGACAACGCCTGTAGCGAGCGCCTTTGATTGACCAGCCATCTTGGCAGTAGTGCCAGTAAATGACGCGCCGACCGCGCCCATCTGAGCCTGGAACGCAGCGACAGGAACGTGGATCTCTACAAACGCTCGACCGAGTGCTCCTGCCTCTCCTGCCATGTTCTCCCCTTATCCTACAGGACCGATGATTCCGTGTGATTCACATTCCGAACGTATGTCTTCAAACTGTTCACTGCTTGGGACCAGAAGACTCGGCGTCTTGTCCTGAAGCTCCTGCGCGGCGGCTCGTCTTTCGCCCTCATCTTTCCCTCCAACCTCTGGTGGGAAGAAGTTCCACAGCCACCTACCCATTGCCTGCGCTTGCCTCAGAAAGTACGCGAACTGGATATCATCCCACTCTAAGACCTCTCTCGCAGACTGCTTGTGGTACACGGCCATTAGCAATGGGATTGCCAGTTCAAAATCTATTCGGAGTCCTGCTCCCTCTCTGAGTTTTTTTCGTCACCAACTGTCTCCTTGGCGACGTCATCAACGCTCATCCCTGCAGCAAGTTGTGCTTCGGTTTGCTTCGGCTTCTCAGCCAGCCCTGTCACGTAAGAGAACACGGTCTCAAATGAGTTCCCGCTCTCTCCAGCGAACAGCCTGTCTACGAACTCTGAGTCGATCTTGCAAGCAACCGGAACCTTCTCTCCTTCGATCTCTTTCGTGTAAGTGATGTCAGCGCCATACTCGGCCACTAGAGACATCGCAATTGCTAAAGCCATCTTGTCTCGCGTGAATCCAGAAAAAATGCGGTCGGCAAATGGTTCGAATCTCTTCATGATGCCCTCTTGGAGGGCCACCGCTATCTCTCTCGCCTCTTCCGGCGTGGAAGCAACCGGCTTATCTCCAGCCTTCTTGCGGAGTTCTTCGATTTCACGTTTTGCGCTAACCTGCATATTCGCCATCGCCAAGGTGATCTTGTTACGTGTCCCGCCGATAGAGAATGTTGGGTTGTCCTTCCTTACCTCTCGCTCAAACTGTCCCTGATCCCAAGAAGAAAGTCGGGGGAACGTAAGCATCTGCCCCCCGACTTCGAATTCCCTGAAATGGCTTTCGCTATCTGCTTGCTCAATTGCCTGTACCAAATTCTGTGCGTTCATATTCATACTGCCTCCCGTGCTATCCCTTGAGTGACTTCTTGTGTGCAGTTGCCGTCGTCTTGATGATCGTGGCTCGAGAATCATCCTGGGCCTTTCTGATCGACGCTGCGGTGTCTACAACTTTCGCTACTTTCCTTTTAGCCATGGTTCCTCCTAATCTGCGGCTCGGTCGACAAAGCCGACAATGCCGTCTATTTTAAGTGTGAAGGGGTTCATACATTTCCCTGACAGAGGGGCAACGATGCCCGACTTGGGAACGTACGCCCAGAATTCCCATCGTTGTGCTGAATCTGCTGGTTGCCAGCATTCGCCACCACCGTATGCAACGTTGACGAAAAGGATCGCAAATACCTTCTCCCCTTCCAACATTGAATACGACATCTCTTCCGCTCCGAGTATCGTCCAGTAGGTTGCGTTAGGCGGTTCGTTGTTCGTGCTTGCCAGAATACAGGTGTAGCTACGCTGATCATGTTGGACAACCTCGCCAACTGCGTAGGTCTTTGTTAAGTTCCACCACAGCTTCACACCCCAGAAGTTCGAAACCGACATTTCGCCAGCATTGATGATGCTAGTTCCAAACGATCTGAACCCGCTGTTGTCTTGAAGGCTCTTGAACGTACTGATGTCCTCTACTTCTGCCTCCAGAGCGATTGAGAGGGTATCGTGCGCCCCTATCACCTGAAGAAGCGATGTAGCACGCACATCGTCAATATACATCGTCTGCGCCGACGTGGGAGCGATGACAAACTCGTACGACTTCGTGAGGACGGGAGCCGTCAAGTACAAAGACCAGTAGCCCCACTCCCCGTCGCCGTATCCCGTATGATCCGAAACTATCGTCAGCACATCTGGTGTGCCGATCGTCGCACCCGCTGCATTCTTGAACGTCACAGTAAGAGTCGCTTCCTTGCCAGATGTGAGCTTGGCCCACAACGACAAAGACAGCTTCTTCTCTTCAGCAAGCGCAACAGAATACGTCACTTCCTGCCCCATGTACGTGTCGACCGCTGCTGTTGCAGTGATCGCGCATCCACCAGACAGATCGTTGTATCCTGTGTTCGCTCCCCAATCGATTGATCCTGCCCCTTCGGTAAGATCCCACCAGTCAAGAGACAAGACGTTACTGAATTGGCCACTCACACCTTCCGTGCCAGCAAGCTGATGTACTTCCTCGGCTGCTTCACCATCCAGCAATACCTTCTCGGACAGGAACAGACCCATCAGATATCCATGTACCAGTGCCATCGTGTCTCACCTACCTCTACGGGTTGTAACCCAAGATTTCCGTGGGGACTCCAGTTACGCGGAACGTCACGTTGACGATCTGCATCTCGTTCTCCATTCGTCCAGTCGGAGAGATCTTGGTCACAAGACAATTGCCGTTGAAGAACGGATTGGCAGTGCCAGCCGCATCTTCAAACTCGCATTTCGTTTCTGTCTCGCAGAACAACGCCGATACCATCTCGCCCATCTCTGCTCGTGTGTAATCCCAGAAGATCGGAAGAGTGATGTCTTGCGGATCCACCAACCCTAATTTGAATGACCGAAACGGCAAGCTCGCGCTGCCGTGTGTCGTGACGTCGATTGTCGCACGCGAGACGTCCATCGTAATGTCTGCATTCGTCTGGACTACATGATCTGTGTCCCAAACGAATATCGCATTATAGCCTTGGCTTAGAGCCATCTTGTCCTCCCTTTATCCTAGCAAAATAGGACTTCGTACCTCGCGAAGACTCCGTACATCAACTGCTCTGAAATCATGTCAGTCGTGCTTTGAGGAGCCAACACCTGCATTAACCTAACCGTCCCCCAGGATTCAGAGACACAAATGTCTCGACCGTCAATTGCCTGAATTGCTGCGTCCATTATCTGCGTGGCCGTGTACTTCACTGGCGACCATCCAGTTATCTGAAACCTCGACCAATTCCCTACTGCATCCCCATCCTCTCCATGCACGTACGCCGGAGGTCGCCCCCCGAAAGGGATGTCCAGTACAACAAATCCAGCCGACGCATCTTGTGGCCGTGTCGTGTAGATTCTCTCACCGACAAGTGCTAACAAGTTCGTATTCCTAGATACGCCTGAATCAATCATCGCGGCTGTCAGTTCTACTGTGAACGGACCTAAGAATGCTGCATTCATAGTGACTCCATCCCTGTTAAGATTGCTGCCCAGTCGCCCCATACTTCATCCGTCGTGATCGTCACCCACGGACGAGGAGCCATCTTGCTTGTCCCTGTCTCCAGATATCCCGGATAGAGGTTCAATCTACCGGGCAGATCGTCATCGATGATTCCAGCCTGCATCACCATATCAGGTCCACGCATGAACACGGTGTAGTTGATGTGGTCACGCATCGTTTCGCCATCTGGATTGTAATGAGGGAAGTCCCAAGGCATGGAATGCGGAGGATACGAGAAGGCAAAGTTGTCCACCGCCCTCTCCACAAAGACTGCACCGCAAGCCTCTAGACGGTCACTCAGGTTCGCCATCACAACATTGATAAAGGGCGTAGCGTCAAACTGAACGACGCTGCCGCCTACGTTGTACCTACCACCTATGTTCCCTCTGAGTGTCGGGCCTGGGAGTGCCATTATGCTGTCACCTTCGTTACATTCGCTACCCTAACAATCGGGCATTGATACGACCGCTCCATACCTGAAGTGTCTTCCACTCCAAGGATCAAGTAGTCGTGTCCTGTGTCCAGTTGCTTTGCCAAGTCTCTCTCCTGTACTTCTATTCCGAATGGAACCATCAGCAGAAACTCTTCCACCAACGGATTCGCATAGTCGGACCACTTAACCTCGATCATGTCCTGCCGAACCCGCTGCGTCTTCCTACACCATACATCCTCGTAGACAGGGTCGTCTTCGTCGTACCCAGGCACTTGCTCCCTGGCTGCATTTAGCGTCACTGTTTGCCGAAAGAATGAGAATTGCACGTTTCCGCCAACCATTATCGAGTCACCGTCATTACCCTTCCGTTTCGCGCTAACTTCGCGTACTGATCTGCGAAGAACTTCTCTTTGTTGGCGAAGACTGCTTCGGCCTCACCATCGACGAACTGTTCCACGTTGTCGTACACCCTGTACTGCTGGTCGACACGCAGTAGAGTTCGAGCGCACATCTCCGCACACACTTCTTTGACATCTGCCGGCAACGGAGTACCGTCGTCGTCGTATCCACCGACGTAGATCATGTCGTACAACTGAGGAGTTCTATCCTTGACCTGTATCCTTCCAGGAGTAGGCCGTGGGATCCTCACATAGCGGTCGTAAACCCAATACTCAGGAGTATCGGTAGTCGGGTCTAGCACTTCGTCTGTGTAGTTGTCAGTGATCGACGTGACAGAAATGATGGGGGGGTTACTCACCATCAGCATGTAACGCCCCCCATCGTATGTTTGAGTCAACGTCTGTTGGTCGAAGCCAAAAGGCCGACGACAATAGGCGGCAATATCTGCGATAACTTCCGTCAACATAGCGGACACGTTGAAGCCGTAGGAGGTTGTGTAAACTCCCGCGGACTCAGTCAGCGTGATCCGAGTAGCAATCCCAATTTCACTCGCAGTAGGCCATCCCATGCCATCCTCCTAGAGAGCTGCGCCCTTGTAGATCTCCCAGTACGTCGCCGTCGATGCGCCAACTCCAGGCTCAGACAGGAACGAGTCGTTTGTGACTTCTGACTCTGCCAATACGCGAGTAAACGCAACAATGCACTTGAAGTAGAAACCGTCGTTCTGGACAACGTCGTCAACTGCGTAGATCTCGCC